TCTTATAGAAACAAGAGATAAATTTTCTAAAGCTAGTAAATCGGTGCTGCCCCTTCAGGTAGCCACTGTGGGAACGGACAACCCATTTTCTTTACCTCCTGGTGGTACGAACGGAAAACCTGTTAAAACACCAATAAGTAAAACAGAAAATGCTTTTAACAGTAGATTGCTTGATCTACAAAAACAAGCTGCCCTTATTGAAACTAGTGGTAAAAGAACAGCTGAGGTTACCGAGCTAGAAAAAATAAATTTTGATATTACCAGTGGCAATCTTAAAAAATTGTCAGAAGCTCAAAAAGAACAGCTTCGCACTGCTGCAAAAGCCCTGGATTCTAAAAAGGAAGAGCTTAGGCTTAATCAGGAAAATGCCCGGGTTGCGGAATATGTTTCCGGCTTAGAAAGGCAGAATAAGTTAGTGCAGCAAGGATTTGATAATGAAATTGTTGGCCGTTATTCTGGTGGTCGTGAGCGATCACGCATGCAGGATAATAATGATATACAGCAGGATTTTGCATATCAACAGGATGATCTTTTAAACCAACTCCAATCTGGAGATATAGACCAAAGTCTTTACGATAAAAAGAAAGAAGCATTACAGAACTCTCTTGATGAGAGGCTTAAAATACAGGAGGAATATTACAAGAAGCAGGATGAGTTACAAAATGATGGTGCTGCTGGTTTTATATCAGGGCTAGCAACGCAAATAGAAGCATCAATGGATTTATACACCAACATGCAGCAGGTTGGTGCACAGGCATTTAGCAGCTTAACGGATATGATTATTGACTGGGCAGAAACCGGAAAGTTAAATGTTAAAGATTTTGCTTCGACATTTCTGCAATCTGTTGGTAGCACACTTCTTTCTTACGCTGCTGCCCAAGTTGCAATGGCGGGTTTGCAGGCCTTTACAGCAATGATCGGCGTGCCGTTTGTTGGACCCGAAATAGCAGGACCGGCAGCAATAGCCGCAACTGCGGCTGCTGGAGTACTGGCGATAGGTGTTGGTACAGCCCTTCAGGGCCAGGCTCACGACGGTATCGACTCTGTGCCCGAAACTGGAACCTGGCTCCTGCAGAAAGGTGAACGCGTTACGACTGCTAAAACCAGCGCCAAACTTGATGCCACTCTGGATCGAGTAGCAAACCAGTCAACAGGGGGGGCAACCTATGCGCCGAGTATGAGTTTCTATGTCAACGGCGATCCCTCTGATGCTCAAATCGCCATGATGAAGAAAGCTGCATCCGATGGGGCTCAGATGGGGTATCAAAAAGCGGTTCAGTCTATTGCTACCGGGCAGGGTGATTTACATAGAGCTCTGATGGGGAAAACTACCTCGGGGAGGAAAATTAGCTGATGGCAATTTCAACTAATCTCAATTACCCGAAGGATTATCTCCCTTGCCCATTGAAGGAGAACTTTGGTCTTAAAGCGACTTCTCCGCTAAAAAGTACAGCGATGGTTACCGGCAGGCGGCGACAAAGGCGAGCTTATACTTCGGTTCCTACTCAAACGCCAGTTTCATGGATCTTTACTGATGGTCAGGCACAGCTTTTCGAAGCCTGGTACCGAGACATCATTACCGATGGGGCTGACTGGTTCAACATGCCGCTCCTTACCCCTTTAGGTGCGCAAGATTATGTCTGTAGGTTTGTCGATATATACGAGGGACCGACACCAGAGGGCGGTAAATACTGGCGATATAGTGCAACGCTGGAATTATGGGAGCGTCCAATCCTTCCGCCTGGCTGGGCCGAGTTCCCTGACTTCATTGTGAACAGCGATATTCTTGATCTTGCAGTTAACAGGGAGTGGCCTGAAGCATGACAAGACTTAACAGGCTCTATGCCAGCAGCGGGCCGGAGGTGATCATTGAAACACTGCAGATCACCGTTGGCTCAGATGTTCACTACCTGTGCCAGGGGTACGAGGATATTACGGCGACGACAGAGAGTGGCGATACCGTAACGTTTACCGCCTGTGCGATTGACATTGCGCTGCCGGCGCGCAACGCGGACGGTACCCAAGATTTGAAATTCGCCCTGTGCAATGTTGATGGTGTTGTGTCCACGACGATCCGCAATGCCCTGGCTAACAGGTTGTCTGCATCGCTGACATACCGCAGTTTTATCTCCACGGATTTAGCCGCGCCTGCGGCGGTACCGTATACGCTGAAAATCAAGTCGGGTTACTGGACGGCAACAGAGGTTCAGATCACTGCGGGCTATATGAATGTCCTCGATATGGCCTGGCCGCGTTACCGCTACACGCTCCCTGTCTTCCCCGGACTACGTTATATCAGCTAAGGAATCCATCATGTTTAACCCTGATAAATACCTTTCAGTCACCTGGCTGAAGGGCGGGCGCTCATGGCCGGATCTCGACTGCTTTGGCATTGTGAACGAGATACGCCGCGATTTGGGCTTGCCTCTCTGGCCTGATTTTGCCGGGGTAACGAAAGACGACGGCGGCCTCGACCGGGGGGCGCGTCAAATGATGCTTACCCTGGAGCGCTGCGACCCCTGCGAAGGGGCTGGCGTGGCTTGCTATTCCGGCTCAGCCGTCACCCATGTGGGGATTGTCGTCAGTATTGATGGCCTGCTGCATGTGGCGGAATGCAATCCAGGCTCTAACGTAACGTTTCTTCCGTTAGCGCGGTTTAAGCGGCGGTTTGTCAAAGTGGAGTTCTGGCAATGACCATTCGTTTTTACCCGTCCCGGCTTCCCGGTGAACCTCTCGAAACGCATGAGCATGGCGTAATCAGCCTTCGAAACTGGCTGGCGGTGAATGTTGAAGGTTACGAGGATCGGGATGTACCGCCGTTAACCATTGAGGTTGACGGTCTGTCCATTCCGCCAGGCGAGTGGGCTACTTGCGTGATCCACCCTGAAAGTGATGTCCGGCTTTATCCGGTGCCCTTCGGGCTGGAGGCCGCCACCATCGCGTGGATAGGTGTCGGTATCTCCGTTGCTGCAGCAGCTTATTCGCTGTTTATGATGAGCAGTATCGATACGGGGGGCTATACATCATCCACAGGGCGCAGTCTCGACCTGAACCCGGCGAAGGCAAATACCGCAAAGCTGGGTGATCCGATTCGCGAGGTGTTTGGCCGGGTGCGCATCTACCCTGATTATGTGGTGCAGCCGGTTACCCGGTTCGATGCCGCCGATCCTACGAAAATGCGCGTCCAGATGCTGCTATGCCTCGGAGTCGGTGAACTGATTTATACCAATGGCGATATCCGGGTTGGCAGTACGCCAGCTTCAACGCTGCCGGGTTTCAACATCACCTATTTTCCGCCAGGCGCGGATGTTTCCGGCGATGAGCGCAGCGAGAACTGGTTCAACTCGACAGAGGTCGGTGGAACATCAAGCGGAACAGGGCTGGACATGGCCCAGACCTCACCTGATTCCGACGATATTATCGCTGACAGCATGACGGTTTCTGGTGCATCCGTAACGTTTACAGGCCTTGATACGGATGATGGTGACGATGACGACGAGGACGATAATTCTCTCCCGGACAGCTGGGTAACGGGGGCCATAGTTGAAATTAAGGCGCCGACAAATTATCTGATCTCCACCTCTTCTGGTTACAGTGTTTTTGCCAGCTCGTTGCTTACCGAACTTGCTCCCGTAGCGGGTATGCCGGTGACGCTGAGTTTCAACAGTGTCGATTATGACCTCGTCATTGCGTCCTATACCCCGGGTCAGGACGCTGTGCCTGGCGAGGGTGGCAGTGCAGCAAAAATTCAGGCCAGTGCGGCTCCCGTCACCTACGATTTTTCGACCAGCTCCAGTACGTTCATGATCACATGGCAGGGCACCACCTATACGGTGTCGCTGGTAGCGAATTACATCTCGATGTCGGGACTGCTGGCAGCCATCACCGAGGGGCTCACTGGCTCCGGCCTGGTCGCGCGGGACAACGGCGGTACCGTACTGATAACCGAGGCGGCCAGTCCTTACGTGGGTGGGGCAATCACATCCTCCTCGCTGCCTGCAGCCGTTTTCGGTGATGCCCCGGTTTACACCTCCGGCACGGCATCAACCGGCGGAAGCCCGGCGGTAACGGCAAACGTGACGCTTGCGTATAACAGCACTACGGGAACCGCATTCTCGGGCATGCCTGAAGGTGTGCAACGGCTTTCACTTGCTCACCGCGGGAATGAGTACCAGATCGTCTCTGCCGACGGCACAACGGCAACAGTGGCGCGCCTGGTTAATGGGTCCGTTGATGAGTCGTGGCCAGGATTCACCGCCAGGACGATGATCGACTATGAGGCCACTGGTCTTAACGACACGCTGAGCTGGCTGGGGCCGTTCCTGGTTTGCCCTGAAAATGAGACCGTCGATATGTTCGAGGTGAATTTCTCTTTCCCGAACGGTATTTGCGGCTTTGACAGTAAGGGCAAAAAACGGATTCGCCACGTTGAGTGGGAGATTCAGTATCGCGTCTACGGTTCCGGTTCGGGGTGGGTGAGTCACCAGGGCGAGTATGCGCTTAAAAACGTCAACGGGCTGGGATTCACTGAGCGGATCACCCTCAGTTCTCCGGGACTGGTAGAGGTTCGCTGCCGTCGGCGCAATGAGCAGGGCTCAAACAACGCCAGGGATTCGATGTACTGGCAGGCACTGCGTGGGCGGCTGCTAACTCGTCCTTCATCCTATCCCGATGTGTCGCTGATGGCGGTGACCGTTGAGACGGGCGGGAAGCTGGCGGCGCAGTCGGACCGCCGCGTAAACGTTGTGGCAACGCGTTCCTATGACTCAGGAACGGCCAGAACCATTTCGGGGGCGCTGCTGCATGTCGGGAGCTCGCTGGGGCTGGAGATGGACGTCGATACCATCAACGCGCTGGAGTCCGCGTACTGGACGCCACGGGGCGAAAATTTCGATTTCGCCACCGGCGACAGTATCTCGGCGCTGGAAATGCTGCAGATGATAGCCAGTGCCGGGAAATCCCGCTTCCTGTTAAGTGATGGCCTTGCGACGGTCAACCGCGAGGGGATTAAGCCCTGGACAGGGATCATAACGCCGCATGAGATGGTGGAGGAGCTGCAGAGCGGATTTACCGTGCCGTCCGACGATGATTTTGATGGTGTCGACGTGACGTACATCAACGGCGTCACCTGGGCGGAGGAGACTGTTAAATGTCGGACATCCGATAATCCCACGCCGGTGAAAATCGAGAACTACAAACTCGATGGGGTGCTCAATCAGGATCACGCCTACCAGATCGGCATGCGTCGCCTGATGAAGTATCTTCAGCAGCGGGTTACATACCAGACCACCACCGAGCTGGATGCGCTCTGCTACAACACAGGCGATCGCATCGTGCTCACGGATGATATTCCGGGGAACAACACGATTTCCTGTCTGGTGGAGGCGATGACAACGGCTGGTGGCGTGACAACCATCACCGTTACGGAGCCGCTGGACTGGTCTTTCGAAAACCCCCGTGCGCTGATCCGCTATCAGGATGGTTCTGCATCCGGTCTGATGGTGGCGAGCAGAGTGGGGGATTATCAGTTGTCCGTTCCCCATCTGAGTGATTTTGATGACCCATTGAAGATTGACCAGACTTCACCAGCCATTGAGCCAGTCCGCCTGGTGTTCTGCGGCTCAACGCGTCATGTCTATGACGCCATTGTTGAGGAGATTGCCCCACAATCAGACGGGACGTGTCAGGTTACCGCCAAAGAGTACCGCGCATCCTTCTACGACTACGACAACGCCAGTTATCCCGGCGACATTGCATAAAACAGAAATAACTCTCAACAACCCGCTTCGGCGGGTTTTTTTGTTATAGGGCGACTATGAGCACATATAAAACGAAAAATCCTTTAGGTTCCGCCGCCGTAAAGGACCTGTACGATAACGCTGAAAACGTGGATAAATTCGTTAACGACAGGACAAAAGAGGAGTTAGAGGACCGGTTAGGTGTGCTTCGCAAAACCTGGCACGGCATGGAGATGATCTACAGCCGCTTTATAGACTACATCACTGGTCGCGGCGAGCAGGCAGTTGCAGCTATCGGCTGGCAGGAGCTTGGCAACTGGGCTGTTGGTCTGGCTTTAGATAATCGCCAGCAGATCGTCTACTACAATGGCTCCTGGTACAAATACCTTGGTGAGCTTGAGCACGTCATTGCCGGGGATTCTCCGGAGAACGATGGCGGGGTGTGGTCGGCGGAAAACCCGACGGGAAAATGGTCGAATATTGGAG